ATCCTATCCCTGTATTGCTTGCTCCTGTAGTGTTTGTCAATAAAGCCTCTGTTCCTAAAGCAGCATTATTATCTGCAGTTGTATTTGCTTTTAAAGCATCTTTACCAACTCCTGTATTCGCTGCTCCAGTTGTGTTTGCATTTAATGATTGATAACCAACAGCAGTATTATTTGAAACAGTATTATTATTTAAAGCATTTCTTCCAACAGCAGTGTTCTGAGATCCAGTTGTATTAAGAAACATGGCAGCATAACCAACTACTGTATTATCTGCTCCAGTACTATTGGTATTTGAAGCAAAAGTTCCAATAGCAGTATTTTGTGCTCCAGTTGTGTTTGCTGTTAGTGCTGACCTACCAACAGCAGTATTGTTTGAAGCAGTAGTGTTTGCCAATAATGCTCCTCTTCCTAAAGCTGTATTTGCTTCTCCAGTTGTATTAGTACTTAAAGAACCTTCTCCTACGGCTGAATTAGAACCTCCAGTTGTATTCGCTCCTAATGCGTTAACACCAATTGCTGTGATATTACTAGCTGTAGTATTAGCGTCTAATGCGTTAGCACCTAGGGCTGTATTAAAAGTTCCAGTGGTGTTTGCTGTTAGTGCTGATTTACCTACAGCAGTATTGCTACTTGCCGTAGTATTAGCAAATAAAGCTCCTGAACCAAGAGCAGTGTTTTGCGCCCCAGTTGTGTTTGTATTTAAACTTAAGTCACCAGCAGCAGTATTGTTACTTGCAGTTGTGTTTGAACCTAAAGATCCTCTGCCCACAGAAACATTTGAAGTTCCAGTTGTATTTAAGGTTAATGAATTTGCTCCAATCGCAGTGTTGTTACTTGCTGAAGTGTTTGCTCCTAAAGCTCCTTTACCGATAGCAGTATTATTTCCACCAGAAACAGAAGCATCTAAAGCACTTTCTCCAAGAACAGTGTTACCAGCAACAGAGTTTGCTCCTTTACCTATATTTATACTATTTATAGTTCCATCTAAAGGAAAAGCAGGTGCGCCTGCAAGACTAAATAAATTTATATGAGCATTATTAGTAGTATTTCTTAGCTGCATCATGCTGGATGATGTATTAGCAAAAAATTGACTTGCGTAATTTGTACTTGGTGCTGACGATCCAGAATTATTACTTGAAATTGCTAATAAAGCATTATTTATATCAGCCCTGACATTTGCTCCTGTGGAGTTATCTATAACATAATCGTGTTGTGCCATTTCCTAATCCAAAATTTTCTCTAAGTATATCCTAAACCAACACTAACTACCACGTCCGAAACCTACAGCAGTATAACTAAATGTTTTATTTTGAACAGCATTTCCAGCATTAGTAAATTTTATTGTAAAACCACTTCCTGATATGTTAGTTAATTCAAATTTATCAGTGCCACCTAAATCATTTGCAGTAATACCAATACTAGGAAGTTGTGAACCTGCTGCAACATCAGTGCCAGTAGCACCTGTAAAAAACGCATGGTCAAAAGTAACAGCAAGACCAGATGATGATGTACCAGAACTTAAATTACTTTTCTGTTCAGTTCTTCTATCAAGTTCTGCTGTATAACCTAATTGATCTATTTCTATACTTTGTGCAGGGTCATCACTATCCATTTCACATCTAAACTTGAATCCTCTTCCTATATGAGTTCCATTTGCAAAAGTATTGAATGTTTTACCAGTAAAATCACTATCTTGATAACTTGAACCATTTGAAGGTGCTGCTGAAGTCACTGCTACTGTCAGTTTTGCATTGACATCAAATGCAGTTGCTTGGTCAAAATCAGTCCAAGTATCTATATTTGCTGTTCTTTTATCAACTAAATCGTTAGGATAAAAACCTTGCGTAACAAAATGTCGTGTAAGTCTTAATGGGTGAACAGATCCTAAGTCTAAAATATTTGCAAAATCATAACTGCCACCTGTAATATCAACAGCCCCTAAGAAATCAAAATCAGCAATAGCATCAAAATCTGTTACATCATCTAAAGTTTCTAATGATCCAAGAACAAGACCATTAACATCTTCACTGAAAAAACAATCTACTTTTGTACCACCAAAAGGAGGAGAATCTGTATCTTCTCTATCTGTAAAAGCAACTAATTTTGGAAGAGGGTCTGGATTTACAACAACAACAGATGTTTCTCCACTGCTTAAACGTCCACCATCGTCTTTAAATTTTAATATATATTCTCCGTCAATTGCTGGCACTAGTGTTTCAGATACGTTGCCAGATAGGGCTGGTAATATATCAACAGAATTAGTAAAAGTACCAGTACCATCAGTCAAATTACTATGCCTAATAACTACGTTTCCACCATGTATAACGTCAACATCTGTTGATTGATTAAAACGTAAACGTAATAATTGATCTGATATTGGTTCTACTAATAAACCTGTGACATCTGCTGGCAAAGCAGTTTTACCTACAGCTTTGAAATCATCTATTGATGCTGCTGTGGTGCTTAATATACCCAGTGCATTGTATGACTGCACTTTAAATTTATAACTTCCTAACCTAGATTCAAAAAGTTCAAAGTCTGGTCTTGATACTCTAAAAACTTCAACGCTATCATTTTCAAATTGTGATTCAATTCTGTATTCTTTAACTCCTTGTATAGGTTCCCATGAAACAAATATTTTAGAGACAGCACGATTATTTAAAACAACAATCTGCTCTACAGCCGATAATCCTGAAGGTGGTGGCTTTACATCTAATAATGTTGTTACATTTCGAGGTTGTGCAGCAATAGTAGTATCTTCAACTTGAGTATATTTATTTACATCATGTATTATCGCTGAGACTGTATATTCAGTTTCACTTGATTCTTCGATAGAAATTACTCTATATGTTTGAAATTCTACAGATGTATTTTCTATAGCCCAAACACTATTAGCTTGTGGCACTGCTGAAAATGCTGATGACACAGTAATTGTTTTATCAGATATAGTACTTATTGATCTAGTTTCCATAGTCCCGTCAGGTAAAACAACAGAAAGAGTTGCAGCATTTTCTGTAGTCAAATCTGTATTATTTGCATCATCAACAATAATCTGTGTACTAGAAACACCTGTGTTTATACGTCCACCTCTACGAACACCAGCCCTCAAACTATCTGCAATTCCTATTATCATTGAAGGTCTAACAATAACACCAGCTTCTAATGTTGTTGTAAAGCTACATACTTCTGTTTCTCTTAAATTTGTATATAAGAACCAACGACCTAACCTGTTCGCTTGTCCTCTTGACGTACAGGCAAAAGCTTTAATTGTTTTTCTAGTCTTGCCATATTTTGAAGGAAAAGAGGATAATGCAGTTACATCACTAGCTGTTACTAATTCATAATCAATTTTCTGCGTGTCATTATCAAAGTAAGCTACTTCTACCTCTGTGAATTTTGTTCGCTGACCTGTTCCAGTATATGTAAATCCACTTTCAGTTACATTTGCATTTGTAAATAAATATTCTGCATCAGATGTATTCGTGTCTGTATTTGTTGGTCTATCTTGCCCTATTTGTAATGTGCCAACACTATAAAAAGGCATAGCGTTCATAACAGAACATAAATCATTTATTACTGTATAAGCATCATTCTTTTGATTTAAAATTACATTACAGCTAAATCTTGGCTCTGTTATTCCTGTTATTGGATCTGTAATTATCTCACTTGCATATTTAGATGCTTGGAAAAAAGAAAACACATCTAATGAATCTTCAGATACAACACCATCAGGGCCACCAAAACCTTTATCTGTTGTTAACAGATCATATAAAATCCAAGCTGGATCTGCACTCCACTCTTTGTCAGTTTTAAACGTACCATTAAAAGTTCCTGTATAAGAAATAGCTCCATTATCCACATCTACAGTTCCGTTATGTGGAATTTTAATTTTTGTTCCTTTAACCCTATACATTCTTTTAGGAAAGGATTGAAAAGATTGTGCATTAAATCTTAGTGCTACATAAGCAAAGCCTTGATATGACTGTGATTCCGTAATTATTGTTGTGAATGATAAAAAATTAGTTGCATTTGCCAAAGTAGATACAGTACTGTCATCTGTATTTCTTATAACTGTGACAGTTAAAGGAAATTGTAGATTTGAACTTTCTAAATCAATCTCATAATCTTTTACAAAAGGACTTGTAGCTTTACCATTAATAGAATTTTCTACAACTGGATTATGTACAGTTCCATCATTTTCTGTTATTCGTATTGATATTTTTACTTCTGTACCAACTATATCGCCATCAGATTGAAAATTTTGCAAAGCTGGAATCTGTATAGATACTCTTATAATTTTTATTAATTCATTACCATCTGTATCTTGAACACCTGTGATTGATCTTGAAACAGATGCACTTTTTGTTACTGGAACACCAACAGGAATTGTATTTTCTATTCGATCAGGGCCAAACGTATCAAATGTACTTAAAGGTTGTTGATCATCAGTTCCATTTCTAAAAAAAACTTCTACATCTTCAAAATTTAAATCTCCATTAGCATTTACTAAAGGAGTATTGTCTAAAAAAATATCTTTTCCAATATTTAAAGAATCTGTTGTAGATGGTAATGTATTTGTTGGACTTCTAAAACCTTCAATTTCGCCATAACCTAATAAATCTATAACTGTTGCAAATTGTTTACTTCTTAAACCACCTTCTATTAAATCAGGGTCTAAGGCTCTGCTGTCAGGTCTCCTTCCAAATAATTCATCATCAACTAATCTAGGCATAATAAATTAATTTGGATTTCTTTCTGTAATTTTAACAGTGTTGTCTGCTGAATTTCCATAACTTTGACTGTTCCACTGTCCAAGAGAAGCTTCAAAAGTATTTGTGGTAACATTTTCAACACCAAATCTTGCTCCACCATCTACATTTGAACCAGCTAAAGGCCCTGTGAGAAAATCTAAACGAATACTTTCACCATTTGATAAACCGTGGTTATTAATATGTACAGTAATTCTATTACCAGATTGTCCATAAGTACCTTCATCAGTTATAAGTGACACTAACTGAACAGTATCAACACCTGCACTGATTAAAATTGATCCGCTATAAACATATCCATATAAAATTGGTACAGGCACACCGCTAGTACTAACATTTTGTATGCCAGAAAAATTATATGATCCCCTTATATTTGGATCTGTATCACCAACAGAACTTTGATTATTTGTTGGTTTATTGTCACTTAATAACTGTGAGGCTAATGATAAACCTGCTAACAATAAAACATTACTTAAACCACCAGTAGCAAAAGCTAAAACAAAAGGCAAAGCATTTGCAATAACAAAATTAAAAGCATCACCAATAAAATCAAATACAAAATCACTTCCAACTGCAACTGGTATTATTTGTATCTCACCCTGACCTTTTAATGATAATAAATCTTGTGTTATTACATTTCCATTCATTTTTACTTTATAAAAATTACTTTTCATGTGGCTTTCAAAACCAGCAAAATTAGCTTTTAAAAAATTAAAAGCCTGTTCTGGTGAACTAACAGCAGCTTCAAAAGTTGACTGACCTAAAAATTTTCTTAATTTTCCATATACCTTTATTGTTTTAAGCTGCATATCTATAAACACCTCTTAGTGCTTTTTGGTATTTTAAACCATAAAATTCTCTACAACTTAAACGATAATAAGAATGATTTAAAATCATCATATCTCCAATATAAACAGCAACATGAGATGGTTTTTTTAATGCACCGCTAAATAGTAATACATCACCTTTTTGTATATCATCATTTGTTTCTTGTTTTTTAAAATTAGATTCTGTCAATACTTTTTCAAAATATGGATTATCAGCAAACTCTTTTAATGTTTTTGGTCTAGGCCAATATTTTATATTAATATTTTTTGTTTCTTTAAACCAATCTGTTACTACAGACCAACAATCATATTTTCCCCATATAAACTTACGTCCAATTAAAGAAGGGTTTTTCCAATTTTTTGGTTCTAATGTTATCCAATCATCAGTTTTTAAACTGTAAATATAATAAGGAAATCCAATATGCTCACAAGATGCTTTATCTGCTTCTGAAGCAATCGCTGGGCCTTGAGGATGACTGTGAAAAACTCCTAATATTTCTCCTGTATCCTCACATTCAGCCCAGTCTTCGGGATCTAACATAAAAAATTCATGGGTTGTTTCTGCTAAATTTTTACAAGGCCAGAAAGTTTGTTCGCCATTAATTATTGCTAATAAACCACAAGCTTCTTTTGGTGCTTGTTCTTTTGCATATTCAACAGCTTTAGCTTTCCAACTCATAACTAACCATTTACAAAAGTACCAACACCAATAAAATCTGCCCTTGTTACGAGTTTTTTAGGTGCGCCAATACCAGCTAAATCAAAAGTACTTATTAATTCAAATTGTACAATATCCCTATTTTCTGTAATTTTTCTTTCTATAAAATAAATTTCTTTTGGCATTTCAGCGGTAGGATCTACTGAACCGATTTTATATGGATTTATATTTGATGGAAAGTTTTCTTCATCTAAGAATCTTGCCAATGTACGCCTGCGTGTAACTTTTGCAGCCGATAAATCAGAAAAAGGTGTTGTTTGATTTACTAATAAAAGTATAGTGGTAATTGTTCCAAGAAGATTTGAAAAAGTTAAGGTAGGTCTTGGAAGCTTACCTTCCCCAGAATATTTAAAACCTTTTGCCTCACAAGGCATCCTTGTATATGTATTAGATTGCCATACAATATCTAAACTATCTTTCATGTTATTTCCAGCATGAAAAAGATAAACTGTAGGTTCTGTAATCGTTGAATTTACATTAAAAGAAACATTACCACTTGTAGATTGTGAAGCTGTTGCTGTGACTGTAAATGTATTTGCATCTGAAACTGTTTGAATAGTATAAATTCCATCAGTAGCATTACCAGATGTAAAATCAAGACTTAATATCAAACCGATTGAAAACCCATGACTGTTTAAAGTGATCGTTATGGTAGTGCCACTTTGAGAATATGTAGCTGTCTTTGCAACCTTTGTATAATGAACATCAGCTTTCAATTCAACAGAAAATAATTCAATGATTGATTTATTTGTAAGCTGTTGCAACTCAGGTACAGGATTAGCCATTTATGGTTCAAATACCTCTCTGAATTTACAGTTTATAGTTGCTCTGTTTGCAAATTGTATGTTTTTTGTCCAAGAATCACAAACAAAATTTCCTTCACCAGACAAGGTTATGGAGACATCGCCAGAATCAGTTGCGCTATTACTCGTAGTTACTGTAAATACATTATCATTAGTAACTGATGCAACAACAAAAGACCCATCTGTAGGAGAACCACTAGCAGTTGAAGTGTAATCAATAGATAAAACATCACCTATTGCAACTCCATGATTATTAATAGTTATTGTTGCTGTTGTTGTTGATTGACTATATGTGCCTGTTTTCGTAAAACCTTCTCCTGGTGGTGTAAAAGTAAAACTTGCCTGATCGTTTAACCTGCTTCTTAAAAAGCCTTCAATTACATCGGACTCTTCTTCTGTAATATTTGTAAAAATTAAATCATACTCTTTAGGATCTTGCGAGAATGGTAGACCATATAAAGCTCTAAATTCATATCCATCACCTAGCTTGCTAACTTTTACTTTAGGTTTACTTTGTTTGCGTAAGCCAAAGGATGGTTCTATTGATGGAAAAGTTGCCATTATCTATTTAATAACCCTCCTGATCTTTGCTCTTGTACTATTGTTGTTTGTACCACAGAAGCGATAAGTTGTCCAAGAGCTTGACCATCAGATTTATTACCTTGCACAGAAGAACCAGTAGCATCTACATTTACAACAATATTATTAGAAGAACCAGAAGCTTCAACACCTAAGTTGCCAGAACGACTACGTTTTAAAGGTAGTATTGCCTCTGCACCAGCTTCTCCCATCAAGCCTATACCATCAGCAAAAGGAAATATTGTTGGTTTGTTTACAATTCCACCTTTTGCATAAGGTATTATTCCATTTGCTCCAAATGCGTTACCTTTTGCATTTAATTTCAAATCCAAACCAAACATATTATTTAATCCACCTAATATTGGTGCCATTACTTTTTGTCTTATAACAATTCTAGTAATATCAGCAAGAATAGAACGTGCTAAATCTTTAAAATTTAATTTACCTGTAAGAACAAACTGTACTAATGCATCTTCCATTCCTTTAAATGCATTTACAAAAGCGTCTTGTATTTGTTTGCCTACATCTTTTATGGTATTTAAATAATCTTGCGCACCATTTTTCATACCAAGAAACACCTTATTAGCAGTATTACCTAAATCCTCTGTAGAATCTGTTGTATTAGCTGTTTCTGTATTTAGACTTTCTATAGCTTCCTGTAATGCTTTAATTTTTATATTTATATCTTCTAATTGTGATTTTGATGCGTTTAATGCATTTTTTATACTGCCCTCAGAGATCGGAAAATCAAATTTGCCAAAAACCTTATCGTCTATAAGTTTTTGTGAGGCAGCAATACTTTTTACAATTTTTTCTCTTTTTAACAATAATTCGTTTAATTTATCTTTTTTAAATTCTTCTCCAATATTAAAAAACTTTCTTAGTGCAAATGTAGCATCATTTATTGGTTTTATAATATTATTAGTAAATTCATTTTGAAAATCTGCACCAATAGGTTGTAGAAGTTGACCAACATTATCTTTCAATTCTGTTAATGCTGTTTGTAGTCTATCTCCAGCAGCTTGAGGAGCTTGTGCAAGAATTTCTGCATTTTTACCATACTTATCAAATAAATGTTCAGCAAAACCCATAAAATCATCTAATGTTACCTTGCCTTGCTCTAATGCCTTATCTAATTCAGCAGGTGTTTTGTTCATAGATTCCGCAAACAAAGTAAAAGCTCCAGGAAGTCTTTCACCAAGCTGTTGTCTAAGCTCTTCGGCCGATACCTTACCTTTACTAAATACCTGACTTGTAGCAACCATAGCTGCCTTCATATCTTCTAACGAGCCACCTGTACCTCTAATGCCTGATGCAATAGCTCTAAAGACTTCTTCTGCATCCGCAACAGATTTACCTGCACCAGTAACAGATGCAGTTAAAGATGTAAATTGTCTTGTTATAACATTTTGGGGTATAGCTAACTTTCTAGATGTAGTTAATAGAAATTCTTGAGATTTTTTAAATTTATCTGTGTCGTTGATAACTAATCTTAATGCTTTTCTTTGCAATGCAAGCTGTGCAGAAAATTCTGCCAAACCACCAATTTGTTGCCTTGCCATTCCAACTTGCGCACCAACAGCAGAACCGACTAATGCACCAGGCGCACCTCCAGCAATAAGTCCAATACCACCACCAATTGCACCTTCTGCACCACCAAAAATACCACCTGCTGCGACTGCTCCTAATCCTCTTGCGAATCCTCTTGCCCTGCTACCAAAACCTTTCTTAGAGGTCATCTGCATTTTTTTAAGTTGCGCATCAAGTCTTGCTGCTGCTGCCGTAGCTTCTTTAAATTCCTGTGATCCAAACTCTACAGCGTTTGCTAATTCTTTATAAGAATTTGATAAAGCTCTTGTACCATTAATTGTTTTTGTTGCAGTTAGACTTTGTTTATTTAGTTGCTGTAATAATTCTCTTGTACTTAAACTTGTATTTTTAGCAGTATTTTTTAAACCCTGTAATGAATTTGTTAAGCCACGAAGTTCTTTTACACCTTTAACATTTAATATTACTTCTAATTGTGTTTTTTGATCAGCCATTATTTCTTATCCTTTTGCATCATTCTAAGTGCAGCATATTCCATTGTCTGTATTCCTTCAAACATAGAGACAGGATCTTCTACTGAATATAGTTTACACAGATATTCGTAAGATGAATAGTTAATACCAGATAAACCTGCCATACTGACATACCATTGTGTTGTTAATCTAAAAAACATTTCTACAATTTCCTTATTTTCTATCCATATAACAACATCATTATTAACAGGACTAACCATATCTGCTATCTGTTCTGGCGTAGCACCAAAGGCTGCTAAAGCTTCTGCACTTTCATCTATAACATCACCCTTCACCCAATACTCAGCAGCCCTTTCTAGTTTTTTGCCAATGCTCCCTGCATGCTTTCACCATAGGCAGCAATAATCCCTGTAACATAAAATTGATTATCTAAAATTGCCTCAAAATTTTCATCATTAAATTCGAGTACACTTCCATCTTCATCGTTAAGACCCGACCAACCAAGTAAAACAGTTTTTACAAAGTTATCATCACCTCCCTCTATGAGGTCATTAAAACTCTTTCTGCCAACATTTTTAAAAGTAGCAGTAAAAGTACTTTCTATATATTTACCTTTATTTGGTATTTTTACTTTTACAGGCCATTCATACTCAGCGATTTTTTTAAAAACAAGTGCCATAAATTAGGTCATAACAATACTTAACTCATTATTACCTGCTGTTGTTGGTAATGCCAAGTACGGTAGGTTTAATGAATTAATACCATTTGTATCACCACGACTAACACCAGTTATATCAGTCTGAGGAACATTAACAGTAACAATATTACCTGCACTAGATCCAAGAACAATAGAACTATTACCTGTGGCAGCAGTTTCTGCCTTACTAAAATAATCTGTTGTTGCTCTTACTGGCTCTTCTACAACGGCAGTGCCACCAGGCGCACGATTTGTAATTAATACTTCCTTGCTAGATGCAGTTTCTTTATAAACGACCTCATTATTTAATGCAAGATCAAAAGATTCTAATCTTTGTGAAGTCTCACCATGAAATGTTGCAGTGGTAATGTTAGTATCATTTACCTCTATCGCAGCAGCTTGGTTCGCAACAGTGAATGTACCAGACATTGCTGTGCTATCAGGGCTGTTATAAATACCAGTAAATTCAAAATTAATCTGTGCGAATGAACCTGCTGCCATTGTTATAGTTGCTGTTCCTCTGCATCCTGTTATTAAATGTCTTGTAGCACCATAAAAGCAAAGAATTGTACAACTAGAAAAAGAAGCACTGACAGGTGCATAAGTAACAGAAGTAGAACCTACAATCGTTTCTGATAAACCACAACTTTTTAGCAAAGGAGAAAGCGCACTGGCCGTACCTGCTGCACCACTGCCAGAAAGTTCAGCACCAAATGATACTGCAACTCTTTTGTTTGCAAGCAATGTAGGTCTTGTACTATTTCCAATAAAACCTTGAAAGGCAGTAGCCTGTACGTTATCAGATTCTATTGGTGTTACTTCTATGTCAGTAACCTGTATAGCATTTGATCCAGCAACAGGAGTTGGATTACTCCCATATGATGATTCAATCTTTGCTAGTAGTTTTGTCGTTCTTGATAGAGCCATTGTCGTTAGAGGAATCGGTTTCTGGTACTAGTGTAGTTTCCCCAGTCTCAGGATTGAACAAATATGTTCCACCTGTACCTGGATTTGGAACTTCTTTACTAATTTTAGCCATAATCTTAAGATGAAGTTAAATCAGTACGACTTGTTCTATATCGAACTAAGAAGTCTTGACTTACTATACCAAGAGGTAGGTCAGCTTCAACTAAGTTAAAGTCAGTACGATCTGGCGTTAAATCCAAAGCATACCCATTTACAGTTTGGTCAGCCATTAATTTTAAGTGTACTTGTTGTGAATATATGTCTGATTCATCATCAGGTAAAGAAGCTCTAACAATCGTTGATACTCTGACACGCATAGACCAGTCTAATTTATCAAAGAAGTTAGTATCTGTAGGTTGATCTGATATCGGTTCTATTATTATCGCTGGTGCTTCACCGCGACTTAGAGGTTCTACTCTTGATCTATAGACAGTAGCATTAGATATTGCATCAAGATTTGTTTTCATTCTTGCTAATATCTGTTCTCTTAATGTATCTGCCATTATGTTT